TAACATTTTTATTTATGCTTGATTGGCATTTATCTTGTGTTTGTATTGTGCATTAACCACTTGTTTAATCACTTTAATCTGGTCTTTTAGCTTATTTATTAGTGATTTTGTTGTTAATATTTCAGAATCTTCTGTGTTTTTATCATTTAATTTGAGTCTAAGTTCTTTGATAGAGTTAGACACTTGCTCATATTGAGTATTTTGTGACAATAATTCTTTATTCTGAGGAGCAGACTTTGTTAATCCTTCTATTGAATTTAACACCAGTAAGTATGCTATTTCATAGAGATATATGTTATAATACACTTTTTTGTTTGCTTGTAAATCAGTGATGTTATACAGTATCTCATAATCATCAAATTTTATCAAATACTTGTCAATTATAACACCATCATCAACTTTGGTTGTTGTGAGTGCTGTGGTAAAATCTTTGTTGTTTATATTTCTTTTGACAGCAGTTTCAACTAATGAATCAATTTTGGATAGTGCGGCTTTGGTTTGATGAATTCTTTGTTTGTTATCATCTTTGAGTTGTTCAAATCTAGAAATCTCATTTTTAATATGTTGAATATAACTTTCAGGTAAACGATTATGTCTATACAATACCATAGCAAATTTAAAATGCTCTAATGCCTCTCTAGCAGTTGAATATTGTGGGTAAGGTTTATCTTTGTTTTGTTTGCTTGTGCTATATGCTGTTTTCATTGCCAGTACTTTCCATGTCTAATATATCTTTTATATGTTCTATATTACTTGATTTTGTGCTAGAAATCAAGTTCAAATAATCCCCTAAACTTAATGTTGATAGTTTATCAAGAATTTGCTTTTCAGGATATCCGGTAAGTCTACTGATTTTTTGACTTATTAATTGTTTTTTGTCTAAGTCTTCAGCAAGTTTTTGAATATCTTTTTTAAAATCTGACATGTTTATTATCTTCTGGCTTTGTTCAAAGCGGCTACTCTTCTAGATGCCGCATTGTATTTTTTTGTAAATTTAATTTTTCTTTGTAATCTAGCACCCATTCTGGCTTTCATTTTTTTCATAGTCATACGTTTTTTAATATCTAAAGGCGCAGAGCATACACTTGGATTTGAAACTATTCTTCCTTTTTTACGGCCAAAACTACAACGATATTTTTTAACAACCTTTTTACCGGTTCTACCAAATATCATTTTGGCTTCAGTTACATCAATTAAATCACTGATTAACATTATTTTTTCAATATCCTTGGTTTGGCTTTTCTAGATTTTTTAACTTGTAAATTTAACTTTCTAGCAATTTTGCTAGAAGGGTTATATTTTTTAGTCAAAGAACTTCTTTGTTTTTGTATTCCACCCAATTTGGCTCGAGTGGCTTTCATGCTTTGTCTTTTTTTGATATTAAGTGGTGCTGAACAAGTGCTTGGGTCAGCAACTATTCTTCCTTTTCTTGGACCACTTTGACATCTATACTTTCGTTTTACACTCTGTTTGTATTTTCCGTATATTTGTGGAGTACTTTCAATAATCTCAAATATTTTCATTTAGACAACTCTTCCAAACACTGTTGTTAATAGTATAGTCATTAGAGTAAAAAACATAGTACCAGCAGTCCACATGATTATTTTTTCAATTTTGCTAAAACCTTTTTCCATTTTTTCTTCAATTTTATCCATGTGTGCTTCAGCACGATCAAACCGTGCATTAATTTCTTCGTGTCTTTCACGACTCAAAGCCACATGAACTTCAAGATTTGAAGCTTCTAAACTACTATGTTGATTTGATTCTGGTATCTGATTGGTTTTTTGCTCCATTATTACTCCTTAAATTTGTAAATCCATGTATTTGTATTTACTCCTTTTGTATTTAATATTCCACCAAACAAAATCAAATCATCTAACCGATTTTGTAATATTCCTACTTCATTTTTTTTGTATGCAAATAAATTCACATGTGACACACCAAATATAAACTCATAGCAATTTTTGTGTTTCAAAGACTGTGTTGGTTGTGTAAAAAACAGTATTTTATCATACATTAGTATTAACTGTTTAACATGATCAAAATCTTTTTCACTATCTGTTTCTGTAACTTCGTTATATGATAAAGGAATTGTTGTGCATAATTTATAAATTTCTAAAGACTCAGACAGCTGAATATAGGTGTTTTTTAACGAATTGTACGAATACATATTAACTAGTTTTTGCCCCGGTGGCAACTCTTTTTGGTAAATTTTGTTGAGACCTATACTTGTCTGCTAACTGTCTTTCTTTAATCATATCTTGTAAAATACTGTATAGTTCACTACGTGGTGCACGGTTTCGAAGTGATTGTTGCAAATGTATAATTACATTATACTTTTCTTTTTGCTTTAACTTTCTATAGTCACTAATTAATCTTCTAGATTTTTTAAGTTTAGAGTTTGATATTGACAATTCTTTTTCAAGTCGAATTAAAAATCTTGGAACATCTTTTAATGAATCATTTTTAAGTTCAACTAAAATTTGTTTCAAAGTAAAAGAGTTTTTACTTAATCTTTCTATATATTTTTTACTTGCTACCTCATCAGCAAACTGCACAATTGATCCAGTTCCAAAAAGACTATGTGTTAACAAATATAAATCAGTTCCATTTGTTCTAAAAAAATCAAAATTATTATAACTTAAAGTTCTACTGGAATATTGTTGTGACATTTTTTTGTATTTGTATTCATAATACATAACCAATAAAGATAAAATATATGTATATACAAGTTCACCAACTTGCGATGCTGTGTGTTGGCCTATATCTTGTCTTGTTCTAAATGCACGACTTTCAGTGAGTTGATTTAATAAATTTAAATTTAGTCCTTCTTTAGCAAAATTCTTTCTTGAAAAATCTAATCTGTCAATAATTTTAACTGCATTACCAACATGATCTACTGCAACAAAACCTTCTTGATCTCTAACAACATATTCTTCGCCGTTTTGATCAAAAGCATCAATGGCTTTAATGTTTTTTAGTTTTTGATAGAGTGTATTTTTGATTGCTGTTAGTTTTAGCCATAAACTATACCATGCTTGAATTTTATCTTTGTTTGCAAAATAATTATTTTTCCATTGTTCTAATGCTACTAATTTTCTTTGTCCGGCTGGTCCTTCTCTACCTGTTTTTAAATTTTCAATTTCTTTTTCAATTCTTTGCTCATAGTCGTTTGCAAATCCATTAAAAAAGTTTGCAGGATCTTGTTCAATTGACCCAGCTCTCACCATTTTATTATGATTTGCGTGAATTAACTCTTTTAACTTTTTAGCAGGAATACCTGTGGATTCAATCCAACTAAAAACATCTCCGGATTGACTCAAATACTTTTCAGCATCTTGAATAGCATTTTGTACTGCTTGATACTCTCCTGTTGTTAAATTTACTACGCCTGTAAAATCTTTAATATAAGCATCGTCAAACCATACACTTGAGACTTTGTTAAGATCAGATACATCAACATCAAAACTTGCAGACATTTCTTCCAATGATGTTCCAGAGTAACTTGTGTGAAACACTATTCCAATTTCTGCTTGTTGTATATCTTTGGCAATGTTGCTTGATGTTGGCACAGCATACGTAATTGTGTTAGGTTTGAATGCTATGTATGACTCGCCTTTGTAGTTGATTGTTTTAAGGTCATTCTTTGTAAAAAGCAAATCACCTTGTAATACATTTTTGATTCCTAATTTAGATAATTCTGTAAATGCAACTTTTAACTTTTCTCTCAGTCCGCTTTTGTCTTGTACTTCACCTTGCTTTGTAGTATCAGCATGATTTGTATCAATGTCTTTGATGCTTTTATTGAGCTTGGCATCTTTATTAAAAACTGCTTTTGTACCTACAAAAAACTTTCCATCGCTAGGATCTGTTCCACAAAAAATTGCAGGTGATCCATCCCACTTGATAGTGACATTGAATTTTTTAGGACTACTTGATTTGGCTAATTCAGTTAAATTTTTTAAAAAGTCTAAGGCTCGTAATGCACCTGTTTTTCCTTGAAACAGTGCTAGATCTTCAAGATGTGTTAAATGAAGATTGGTGTTTTCGACAAGTAGATCATTAGCTTTCATTGGACTCGTTCAACTTTTTTATACCACGCTCAAACTTTCTAAAATCTTGTGTTTTAATACTGTTTATAAATCTTTTTACTAAGTCGTCTGCTACTGTTTCATCATATGATTCATAAATCATTTTAGTAATGTTAATTGCTGAGGTAATAACATGGTTAGCACGAGTTTCTACAATAGAATTTATGTCTGTACTAGGTACAACTCTGCTAATTTCATCTAGTATTGAACGTGTGTTTTTTTTCATAATCTTGCCTCATTAATATTTATATAAAAAACAAACAGATTTCTATGTGTTTTATTCTGTATCATCGAAAACCTGGCTTTGAGACCTAATTATATCACGTAATCCTTTGCTAAATTCAGTTTTTTCTGCTACTACAGTGTTTGAATTTTTGTTGTCTTGTACTGTTGCTGTTCTCTTTTTTATAGTTGCAAGTGCTGATTCAGAGCTTGGTAATGATTCATATCCTTGGTCATCTTCATCAAGATCTGTAATTCTTAATCTATCAACATCAAATGCTAAATCAATTTTAGATCCTACACCGCCCGAACTTCTTGTTTTAATAAGCTGAATCTGATACCGTCCTCTTTCACGCATGGCTCTGCTTGTAAAAATACCAATTAGATTGTCTGCTGTGTTAATTTTAGATATACCGCCAGCAATATGGCTTTGATCGTATTCTACTTCTTCAATTGCTCCTCTGTTCAGCTGAGATGCAGTTACCAAAACTATCTGTTGCTCCACAGCAAAATTTCTAAGTTCTTCAGATACAAATTTGTCTTTGATAAACATATCTCCAGGAGAAATTTTCTTGTTTAATGGAAACATTAAGTCTAAATAATCTACTAGTACTATGTCCGGCATTACACCTTTCTGAATTGCAAACTCTTTGACATATGTTCTTAAATCATTTGTATTTGACCCAGATGGCATGTATTTGATTTGGAAATTTCCTCCGTGTTTGGTTTTATACATTTTGACAGCAACTTCAACATCATCAATTTTTTTAAAAATTTCATTTGTAGGAACTTCAGTTACCATAGAGTCGACTCTCATTGCACTAAGTTCTTCACTTAATTCGAATGTAAAGTAGATGACATTTAGTCCTTGCTCTATCCAATTGATAGCAAGATTTTGCAAAAACAAACTCTTACCAGCACCAGAACTTCCTGCAAATATGTTAAGTTCTCCTCTATTAAATCCACCATATAACTTTTTGTCTAGCATTTTCCATCCAGTGGATATCTGACCATTGTTATCTTTGAGTTTCATTAGTCTTAATCTTGGATCTTCAAAATAGTCTGTGCCTAGATCTTTAGTTAAACCTATACGCACTGCTTGTTTAATTTTGTCTTCTACAGTACCATATTCGGACTTTTCTAAAAGATCAGCACTTTCAATAATTGCTTTTTCTAATGCTTTGTGTCTACAAAAAGTTTCAAACTCATCTAAAAACCAGTTGCGTTGGTTGTCATCTAAATCAGGTACTGGCTTTAATTCTATTTCACATTTGGCTTTTACTTGATCAACTGTAGGTAATGACTTGTATTGTTCAGCATAGTCAACAAACATTTCTACTGTATCAAAATACTTCTTACTAAAATACTTTGGATCTATAATATTTCTACATCTTACAAACAATTCGCTGTCTGTAATCATAAATTCTAAAAATAATTTTTGTAAATCGTCTGTGTAAACTGTTGCCATACTACTACTATATTATACTGTTATGTTTTTTGCAAGTGGGAAAATTTCTGTTATAACTTTAGCACAAGCATGAGCAATATCCATATGCTCTTTTTGAGTTCCATTTGCTCCACGCAACTCAATATAATGTACCCAACTTCTTAATGTGCCATTCATATATAATCTTGTTTTAGTTAATCCTTCAGGCAATACTACTCGAGCCTGTTCTTTGGCTATGCCATTTTTGATTGCCCATTCATATACTCGCTGTGCGTGAGAAATTATATCTTCTTGTAGGGTTTTCCATTCTGAGATCAGCTCGTGATCAGTTGTTTCAACAGAGTTCTGTCTATTCTTTGTGTCTTGCAATCTTGCTTCTCTAATAACAAACTGATCTCCTATTTCTTTTGGTTCAGCATATCTTTGACTGAATTCTTGAAAACTAAAAGACCGGTGTCGAACAATTTGGTGTGCAATATCTCTAGTAGTGTTTATTTCTAAACAAACATTGACCATTTCTAAAGGACTCCAATGTTTATGTTCAATTAGATATTTTATCAAACGTTCACTTGTTTCAGAATTCATTTGATTACTAGGATTACTAACTCTTGCACAGTAAGAAACAAGTCCTTGCAAATCACGTAGACTGCTATCTGCATTAAACATTTCTTTTGATGCCATGCTATAACTTACAAGTTTAACTGTCAATACTTTCTCCTTAGTATGTTGTTATAATTTTATCTGCAATACCATACTTGACTGCTTCTTTGGCACTTAACCAAACATCTTCAGCAGGAAGCAATATTTCTCTAATTTTCTTTTCACTTAAACCAGTACATTTTTTATAATGATCAATCATTCTTGCTGTGCTTAATTCAAATTCTCTAACTCTAGCAAATAATTCGTGTTCTTTACCTGCACTGCCCCAACTGTATTGATGTGACAAGATAGAAGTATTAGGAGTAATGAATCGTCTTCCTTTAGTACCTGCCATAAAAGTTAAGATACCACATGATGCAATCATGCCAAGTCCAATTGTTTTAATAGGTATTGCTGACCCTTTCATTGTGTCAATTAATGCAAATGCAGAATGAACTTGTCCACCCGGAGAGTTAATTACTAGCGTAATTTCCTTTGGTCTTTCTGCTTGAGGTAGTAGATTTTTTTCAATAATAGTATTGATTACTGGTTTGGTTGTTGTACTATCAAAATGATCACTGAAATAAATTAAACCGTTTTCATACATTAATTGGCCAGGTTGAACTGGCGGTTTATTTGGTACTTGTTGTTGTTGTTTTTTCTTGCTATCTAGCATCTTGCACTCCTATTTTCTTATATATTTCTATCTTTGCTTTGTTGCTTATTGCACTGTCTATCACTGACTTTAATGTGTATATTCTACCATAATGTCTAACAGCATCAGCACAGTCTTTGATGTGTGTTTCCCACTCAGGAAAACTTACCATCCAATTATTTTCCAAAGCAACATCAATTAGATTACTTCCAGATTTATCTCTGTCTGGGCAAACTATTACAGTTTTATTAACTGCATTAATTAAATCAATTTGTCCTTGTGTTAACTTATTTCCTAATGAACTTACTGCATCAATGCTTAATGCATCTAGTACTCCTTCAGTAATTATAACATATTTTCTATCTTTATACAAGTTATCAATATTATACAAATAACCTGGCTGGACACTACTATAATATTTTGGTATGTTTTCTAACGTTTCAATTAATCTAGCAGTATATCCTACAATTTTTCCTTCTGCATAAAAAGGTACAATTGCTCTACGATTAATTTTCATATAAGGATCCGGTGACCAATAAAATTTATTGTAGAAATCTAATTCACGATCCATAAGATACTTGTAAACATAAACAGCATCAGCAGGAGGATTATGATCATTTATAATTCTATCTAGCAACTGAGATCCTTTTGGTAAATTCACTTGATTAAAATCTGTAACAGATGTATATGATTTTATAATATCTTGCTCTTGATCTTTGTTTTTCATAGCTTCAAATTGGAGTTCTTTTACTCTTTGTTCTGGAACCCCTATGCCAATTAAAAGATCTTGCATTCGCTTTCCTAGTAATCTACCAGGAGTAAATGATGCTTTATAACCACAATTAAAACAATGATAACTGGCTACGTCACTGAACTTGAATCCTCCACGATTTCTGGTATCATTTCTAGCATGTCCTCTAGTGGTACACATTGGACAATTCACAGTGTGCCAGCCAGAAGGAGTTTTTTTCATCTTTCCAGAAATAGCAGTTACAATAACGGATTGCAAGTTCATAACACATATTATAGTGTGTTAACTGCCAAAAGTCAATTAGAATTTCACTCGATAGCTCATAGCGCCAACACCTTGTGTTTTCAACTTAAACCTATTTTTAAAATTATCATTAATAGTTGCATCATATATTTCTTCAACCACTGCATGAAAGTTTTCTCGGCTGTTTAATGCAAAATCCCAAAGAGCACTATTAAGATTTTTAGTAAGAATTTGAGTTAGATAGAAACTTTCTTCTATGTTTCTATTATTATTATAAATTCCTTCGGCAACTAAAAAATTTCCAAGTTTTGTAACACTTGGCGGAATCACATGTATTTTTGATTTTTCTAAATACTGTAACGGAATAGAGTTGGGCAAATAACCCACTTCATCAAAACAAATTAATGTTTTACATCTAGTTCTTGATAAAAGTTGAACATACTTTAAATCAAAAAACTTATCAGTAACAACAATATCAGCATCATTGGAAAAAGTGAGATTAATATGTTCTTTAGCAAAATCAGAAAAACCCTGATTGTTAAGAATATTGCTATCTATTTTGACAGTGTCTAGTTCGTTTTTTTCTTTGGCAACTAGTATTGCTGTTAACAAACTAGCGTAATCAGCCTCTGGTGGTTGTATATCTTCCATCCATACTGTGGAACTTTGTACAGATTTTTTATATACATCAAAATCAATGTGTGATGCTGGATAAACAGCAGTTAAATTTTTTAAAACTATTTTTCTTAAGAATTCGGTCAATTGTTTTTTTGGTACTGAGCCTCTATCCACATAACTTTCAGCAACTGTTACTAGCCCCATTGGTACAATTTTTCCAGTTAAAATTTGTCTTACTTTTTCAATATCACACAGTCTTTTAATCTTGTCATTGAAATTTTGTGAATTATCATATTCTATAAAACACAATCTACTTAAACACTCAGAAGTATCTTCTCCAATTATTGAAAAAACTCTTTTGTCTAAATGATCTTCTTTTTTGTTCTTTTGAATGAACATTCTAAGATTTTAGTTTCTTAAAAGCATTTTGTCAAATGTTCCAGATGAACTACTTGAATATTTGACTCTAATCCAACGACATGCTGTAGTAAAAAAGAAAGGATTTACTCCGGTTTCACTAGTAAAAACTAATTCATTAGTTCCTTGACCTTTGATTGCAATTGGAAACCAATCATTATCATCAGTACTTGCTGTGTCATCTAAATTACCTTCTAATTGCACATTACCGGTAAAATTAGTTGTGTATATAGCCACTGTGTGATTTCTAGCAGTTAAATTTCTTTCACTTGATCCTGATAGCACATTACTGATTTGATATGTATTTCCTGAATTAGGTAAAAAAGTGTCTGCTATTTTGGTATCTCTAGACTTTGGTAGGCCACTGTATTTTATTTCAACTACACCTTGTATGTCTCCGGCTCTGTCAGTATACGCCGGTGACTGGACCTGATTAGCATCTTGTATATAAGCAGTAAAATTATAATAACCTTCACCAATATTATAAAGTTCTTGTGCTGTAATTTCTACGTATGCTTCTCCTCTTACTGCATCTGACACTGTCATTGTTTTGGCAATAACTGTTTCATTGTTTTCAATATCTGTGATATTAAAATACACAGTGACATTTGACAAATCGTAAGGTATATTGTTGTCGTTGACTAATTTAAAATTAGTCTTGCTATCTAGACCTTTGTATAGTAAAATATTTTTATCGTATAATGGCATACTGTTATTTAACTTCGTTGAGATCGAAAGGTCATAAGTATTACTATAAACATACAATGTATTGGAACTTGACATACTAATATTTATGGATTACGCCGATTTACAAACCAAATTTCCGTTTCTAAGCTGTATCAAATACTCTAACGACGAATATGTGGGTATTTTACAGAATCAAGATCAACATGTAACATCTATATATGTGTACGATTTTATTAAAACTGCTGATTTACGACAAGAATTTTTAGATTTAGGTGATATATGGTGGTGGGAATCTAATAGAACTATACCTATAAACATATTTTTAAACAGAGAACTAATTAAATTCAAAGACTGCTTAAGAACATTTACCACCAAAGATGTTGAAATTGTGTTTGGACCTACTACCAGTTTGAATAATGTTCTTAAAAAACGAATTATTAGAAGAAATATTAGTTTGATTAAAAAAACAACTTAGTTTTTTTGTGCTTGTTCACTTAGCAAATTTAATTGTAAAACAATAGCCATAGCATATCCAACTGCATGACTTTTCTTAAAATAGTAGCCACCATCTGTTGGTTTTTGCCACACTTGAGATTTTCTAGTATTAATATCTGCTGTTAAAAGATGTCGTTTAGCAGGTCTAATAATTGCTAAAACTTCTGCTAATTCAATAATTGATTTTGGTTTTAGTTGACTTACAATATCAAAATGATCGTGTATATGAAATAAGTTTTCAACAACTGGTTCAAGTTCTAATAAGCCCCAATCAGGATCTTTAGAAACCAATTCAACAAGATGTTTTTCATTTTTTACTTCTTCGTATACACTAACATTAAGAATATCTAGTTTAAAATATCCACGCTCTTCGGCTTCTTGATAATCAATACTGCTAGTTTTTGTAAATGGATTAACCGGTATATCTGTGACATATACTCCGGTATTATGTTTTTTAGTTTCATTGTTTTTTATAATACTTGCAGGAATATGTTTAATTAGATTTAACAATGTTGTACGATCTTTAGTATCTATATCAATATCTGTTTTTGCAATATTAATCATTGTTTTTTAAACCTAATCTTTTTTTAACTGCTTTCATATTTTTTTCGTTTATATCAATATGACTTTCTAATCTGTTTTTAAATGCACCAAAATATTGTTCTAGCATGTTTAATCTAGCTTTGGTGTTGTCTAAATCTTGCAACACACCTTCAATTGTGTCTAAATTCATTTTAAATAATTCTTTTTCAACCAATTGTGTCATCATTTCTAATTGTAACCATTGTTTTTTAAGTTCTTTGTTTTTGGTTTTACTGAGTGTCATTGACGTTGCTACTACTTTTAACAAACTGTCAATTGTGTTCATACTCATTATAATCCTGCTTTCTTGGTTAAGTTTAAAACAAATTCAACATCCTCTGGACTTGTTTGAAATCTTTCACTCCATGCTGGTGGTGACACATATTCTTCAATCATGATCATCTGTTCATCATTTAAACTTTCTAACAGTTTTAATCCACCTTTGCTGTTATATAACACCCATGGAGATATTTTACCAGACCTGATCATATGTACTGCTCTTGGAACACTTACTTCTTTGAAAAATGCTGTCCAATCTTTTTGGTTTTCTTCAGACCATTGTTTAATTGACAAAATAGTTCTTTCAACAGCACGATCAACACTTTCTCGAACATTAAATTCTTTGATATACTGTTCATACACTGTATCACTTGACCATTTGTCAATTCTTATTCGTTGTTTTAACAACCATTCAATATAGTCTTCTACACTGGCTATGTATACTCCCATCACATAGTTTGCAAATTTTACGAATGCCAAGTAGTATTTGCTTGTCATAAAATCATCGTAAGTTTTTTCACTTTTCATATTAGTGCTTGTGATACGCCAAAAGTGTTGAAAACAACGAAATGCCAACTGTACATTTTTTTCATTTCTGTTGTTCCATCTGCGTTTTGGTTCACAAAGATGTGTAATCAATGTTCTTTCGCTACCAAAACTTTTTTTACAAAACTTACATTCATATGTCATTTTATCAACGCTTTGATTTCTTTGTCATCTAATCCAGATGACTTTGCTAATTGTCTTAATTCTTTGTTGTCTAATACTTTTAATAGTAATTCAATTTCATCATCTTTGTATGTTGGATAGCAACTCTGTACAAAGTCAAACAACTTGGTTTTTTTACCTTTGCCTTTAGGTGCTTTAAGCCATGGATGAAACTGTTTTTTTCCTGTGCCACACAAACACAATAACTTCCAAAAAAGCAAACTATCATCACCATGTTTTTGTGTCAATGAAAAGTGTTTATTACAGAATTCATTAACATTTTCAATATGTGATTCTTGTAATATTTTATTTGCTTTTACATTTGATGCAAAACGCATTGTCACATAAGGTGAAAAACTTTTTTTAGTTTCACTGTCAAGATTTTCATACCAATCATGTTTGCCAATATCTAAATTATATAAAAGTTGATTTAAGTTTATATTTGGTTTGCTCATAAAAAACTTCCAACATCAAGCACATCGGGTATTTGGTTAATATCTTTAGCAAAAAACATACAAGGAGAGTTTTTTCCTTCTTTTGCTGGAACACTCATTATATGCCCGTGTTTGAGTTTTGGAAAATACCATTTCACTTCTTGAAATACATTTACAATTTTAATTTCATATGATTCTACCATTTTAACAGTTAATGGATTAATTACAAGTGCTTCAAAACCTCTATCATTTAAACTGGTTAATGGAACCATTTCACACTGTCCTAATTCTTTTTCAACAACTAGTATACTCCAATCAATTGGCATTTGCACATTATAAGGTCCAATTTCCATAATCATGCTAGGAGCAGAAAATGTTTCCATAAAAATTAATGGAATAAAAAAGAAGTCAATGTTGTTTTTATTTGTAGTGTCTAATACACAGTATTGTAAATCGTCTACTGTTTCTGGCACACAATCTAAATTGTATGATTCGTTTGTTGTTGTTAATATTCTCATAAATTCACCTTGTTTACAGTATACGGATAATTTGCTTCTTTGTAAAACTTTTTTCTGGTTGTTAAGTGTCTTTTTGAAAATTTACAACTAGAAGTTATATCCCAAATTTGTACATGATCTTTGTCTTTGGCTTTTCTAATGCCTCTTCCAATACTTTGGATAACTCTGACAAAACTTTTTCCAGGTTCCATAAGAACCAAATTAAATATTCTCGGTATATTAATACCAACCGCGGCAACACCATATGTTGCTATTAGTACTTTGTATTGTTCAGTAGCAACTTCATCATATTCTTCTTGTCTTTCTTCCATTTTGGTTTTACCTTGAATAAACACACTGCCTGGTATTAGGTCTTTTAACAATTCTCCAGTTTTGATTCTATCAACCAATATCAAAGTATTACCGCCAGATCTTATTTCTTCAACTAAGTTACTTAAAAATTCTAATCTATAATTGTTTGTTGTCAAATAAGTTAATTCTTCTTGATAACTTCTAAAAGACTGGATATCTTGTGTTTGAATAACATTAACATGACATTGTGCTAGAACACCTTTGTCTTGCAATTCACTGGCACTGAGAGAACTTATAACAGAGCCTAAACTTGCTACCAAACTGGCTTTTTCATATTCTTCTTTGGGTACTGTACCTGTTAATCCCCATCTAATTGGTACATTTGCAAAAGGTCCTGTTAACAGTTGTTTTAATACATCTGCTTTTGCCATGTGTACTTCATCAACCATTACACACACTACACCATCTAAAAATTCATCAATAGGAAAGTCAGATTCTTGTTTCTTTGTTTTTTTGTGTAGTACGTTAAGACTTTGCCAAGTACAAATTGTGTGTTGATGATTTAATTCTTTTCTTTCTCCAAAATACACACCTACATCTAAACCTATATTTTTATAATCTTCTTCTGTTTGTGAAACCAAACTTTTGTTTGGCACAATAACTATTGTTCTGCCATATTTTTCACAGAGTTTACTCAACGATGCTGTAATAATTGTTTTACCGGCACCGGTTGCTACTTCTTGTAGACTTTGAGGATTGGCAATAAAATTGTTAATCACATCAACTTGATAGTCTCTAAGTACAATTGGCTCACCATCAAGTTGATGACCTTTTGGCCAAGTCATATTAGCTAAGTACATGGCATCGACTTTGTTAAACTCAAAGTTCCAGTCGTTTCTATCATCTTTAATTTCGATTTCATATCCTTGTTGTTCAACAACAGGCAGTATTTTTTCAATAAGGTTAAGATATGTTCTTGCACCTATATCACAGAATCTAATAAAACCATCCCATCTTCCTAATTTATATGCTGGGAGATGATAAGCATAAGGTACAAAATATTTTAATTTGTCAGAAATTTTTCGCCTTGTAGCAACATCAAGTCCTTCAAACTTGACATTTACTTCATCTCTAATGTGTAAGATTGCTTTTTGCATAATGTAATATTAACACAAAAGTTATTTTTTTGCAAACAGTTCAGCATCATCAAGCCCTGCTACTCGCAATTTGACAATGTTATTAATCTGAAACTGTTTAGAATCAATAGCTTTCATGAGACCCAAATATTTGTTCCTTAAAAGTGCAAACTCATTTAAAATATTTGTCATGTCAACAACTTCGTCTTCGCCGTCTATGTATTTTTCAACATCACGACTGGTCAATGCTCGTTGATAACTTTCTAAATATTTTTTATAGTGTTTACTGCGTATTTTTCTTAATTGTATGTTGAGAAATTCTAGTATTGCTTCAATTTCTTGTAATTGATTAAAACGATGCTCAACAATGCCGGGTATTCTGGTAGCATTTTTTTCAATGTTACCAGAAAGCCCACATTCAACTCGTGCTTCTTCTAGTTGTGTTTCGTAAAAATCAATACAATCAACAATTTTGCCAAGGTCTGCTGAAACTTGATTATACCATCCCTGTGGCATTACCAGTCCTCTTGACTGTCCCAATCTTGATCTTCTTCGTCTTCTAACTCATCATAATAGTCTTGAATTGCGGCTTCAAGATATGTGTCATTATCTTTGAGTTCTTGTAACGATGCTTCGTCAAGATTGTAATCGTCGATTAAAGCTACATATGATCTTGCGGCGTCAACTTTGTCTTTAGCTGGCACATATTCTATCAGTTTTTGCCATGCTTCAAGAAGCATCTCCGCCTCCATTTGTGTCTTCATGTTCAACTGTTGCTCCTTCGGTGTTATTTAGTTTTACCTGTTGATTAAATTCTGACATGATTAAATCAAGATTTTCACCAGTCCATTGCTTTCTGTAGTATTTGTGTTCTTTGCCTTCAAGGTCAACATATTTTAATCTGTTGCCTTCTTTGACCAACAAACCTTTTTTCTCAAAAAGCTCAACTAATCCTGAATATGGATCCATTCCTGATTCATAAGGTATTTTGACTTGAACAGATTCAAACGGTTTATTGAATCTAGTTTTCATAACCTTAATAGCTGATCTAATACCTGTAACATCAGAAATTTTATTACCATCTTCATCTTCTTTTAGTTTGAGTTTTTTCATAGCAACCACAACTGAACTTGCATACACAAATCCTTGTCCACCTGATATTTTATCATCTGGATCAAACATATCTTGCGAAGCATATGTATGGTTAGTTGCTACTAAACCAATATTGTAATTTCCAATAAGGTTTACTGTGTTTCTAATCAATGCAGTCAGCGATTTGGCTTTTCTTCCTAAGTCACCTTTCATGTCACCTTTTTCAAACTGATCTCTATCAGTTGGTGTTAGCAACATACCTAAACTGTCAATAATAAAAAGAATCTTTGGTCTTTCAGACTCATCTTTACTATCATATTCTTTGCTGTAGTTTGTGATAAAATCACTGATAATTTTAGCAACATCATCTACCATAGCAACATTAATTCTAAGCAGTTTATCTGGGTTCGTGTCTACACCTAGTGCTTGTAACCAATCTTCGTGTAATGCATTTTCAGAATCTAATGCCACACAAAAAATACCTTGCTCTTGTGCATTTTTAATAAGATTACCAGATGCGATCAAACTCTTACCAGAACCTGATTCACCTGCTAACATGGTTACTCTACCTAAAGGAATACCTCTTTGAAAGTCACCACTGATTAGATAATTTAGTGTATAATTACCAGTTGATACCCAAGTGTTTGGGTCAGATTCAAAACCTACACTAATGCCTTGAATGTTTTTTGTTAGACTGGTTCTAAATTTACTTACGTCAAACGGTCTTACCATTTTTACCTCCTAAAGAAAGAGCGTGAGTTTCCTCACGCTCATAATTATACATTAACCTTTGTTAGCTTGTCTATTTCTAATCATAGCCAAGATATCATCAGCGGCAACTTTGCCAGTTTCTGCCGGCTGTGCTGGTGCTGGTGACTCAGGTTGTTTTTCTGCTACTGTAACTGATTCTGTTACACTAGCATTTGCAGGTTCAGGAGTTGGTTGAACCGTTGGTTGAGCAGTTGCAGTTTCAACAGCAGGTGTTGGTTGTGCTGTTGTTGTTGCATTTGCTGTAGTATTAGATGTGTTTGAATTACCAGTGTTCAAACCTGCTGGCTTGTAATACTGTCCAAACCTATCTGGATCATAAAGCTCTCCATCAACACTTGCTTTGAACATTTCTTGAATAATGTTTAGCTCATCTTGTGAAGGTTTCTTTGGCATATAATCACTAAGATTAAACAAACCATGTTGATCAATTGCTGATCTTTCTGTCTCGTCTAGTGATCTTGCTTTGAAGCTCCAAGTTGAAGTTGAATAATCTGCATAACCACCTTTAGCAGTTTTAGTCAGTTTAAATTCTCTTCCTGATTCATAATCAGTTGGAAGATCTTCCATATCTGGATTCATTAATGCTGATCTAATAATGTTAAAGATTGATGGATTGATTACAAAACGTCTAATTGGATTTTCAGGTACCGATTCTTCATCTAGTGTTGAATTTACAACAAAACCTTGGAAAATATAAGAACGCTTTTTCCAATATTTTCTACCCATGTCTTCTAGACTTGAATCTTTGAACCAAGTTCTAACTTCTGCTAGTACCGGACATGGTTCATTGAACATTTCCATACAAGGAACTTGTACAAGAGTTGGTTTTGTATCTGCTTGACCTTTAATACCAGGAAATGGTAATTTGATCATTGCTCTTTCTACCCAGAAAAATGTGTTTTCTGTGTTTCCGTCTGGTAGAAATCTAAGTGTGGAAGTTGTTCCTTCTGGAATATTCCAGAATGGATAAATTGCATTGTCTGAAACTGTACCTGCTGATGAGGTTCTTTTTTCTTGTTCCGCCAGTTTAGCACGGATTTCTGCGAGTGTAGCCATGTTAGCCTCCTTTTTGCCTATATTAGCCTATGTTTGCCTATGTTTGCCTGTTAGTACTTTAATGTTTTCTAACATTAAGCACTACTATATTTATCTTTTAGATAAATGTCAACCGGTTTTTGAAAAATTATTTTCTTAAACCAGAAAGTTCTATAATTCTTGCTAGTGTGTTGTTTTCTGTTGATTCAAATTCTGGTTCTGGCATGTATTCGTAATCACCATCCATTTCTTTTTGTACTCTGTTCCAGATATCAACATGCTGTTCGCCATGTGCTTTGATAAATTCTTCTTTTGACATAGCCGCCGCATCTGCTTCCATATCTAGTAACCAGTCTTTTACACGACCTTCTTCAACACTTTCGTCTGTGCCGTATTTTAGTTCGTTTTGAACTTTGTCCCAAATATGAGCATATTTTTCACCGTGTGCTTTGACAAATTCTTCTTTGCTCATATCAGAAGCATCGGCTTCCATGTTTTCTCTTTCATCTTTTAAACGACCTTCTTCAACTGCTTGTTCATCTAAAAGTTTCTGTGCCGCTTCTTTGCTCATTTTTACTGGATATGTTTTACCATTAAATGAAAATTCTTTTTTACCAGCTACTGCCGCCTGGGCCGCCGCTGTGTTAAATGCATTATCTTCTTCTACTGTGTTTTCTTTTTTGATCCCCATGTCGGCCATTCTGGCTTTGATGTTATGAACTTCATCATTTAATTCTGCTTTACGCTTCATTAATTCTTTTTGTAGTTCTGGATCTTTTGCTGTGTGCGGATCTAATTGAATACGTTGTAGCTCTTTTGCTTTTTCAATAGAATTTTGCAACATTTTTGTTAGTTCTTGCTGTGATGCATATGTGCTTAGTGTGTTTTCTTCTACTTCATCTTCATGTTGTGCAACATGATTTGGAGAAAACATTCCTAAAATTCTATCAAATGATTCTGTCAATTCTGTAACTTCTTTAAGTTCTTTGTTTTCTGTGACACTTTCACTGTTTGCCACTGCTGGCTTAGGTTCTTGTACTTTTGCAATGATAGATTTGATTGTGTCAATGTCTTCTGGTTTTTCTTTTTCAACATCCATTCCAGAAAATTTGTCACTCATTCTTGCAAGATAGATTGAGATTTCATCGTCTTTGGCTCTTGCCGCTAGATCACCAAGTCTATATGCAACTTTGGCTCGCTTGTCACTGAACTGTGCAACTTTGCTAGGATCATAATCTGACTGTGACTGATTTCTTGGATGCATTTCAACTGGACTATCTAGTTTCTGTAAAACTCTGTTTCTTAAACTGTCTGTGTCGTTGATTTCTTCATCATGTATTTCATGAATCAAAGGTAATAATTCTGTAATTCTGTTGTCAATGTTTGAAACTGTAAATTTGTTTTTCATTTCATCAATTGTGTTTTGCTCTAATTGTTTAGTTACCGGAGCTGTATATGTTTCTGCGTATTGTGAATAACCTTCTGCTGTTGTTAATCTTCTTACAGTTTCTCTTAATCTGTCTTGTCTTGCTAATAAACTGTTTATAATTGAACCGGCTTGTTCTTGCATCTGTGCAGAACGTCTAGCAATATTAACTACTTCTCTAATTTTACTCAACTGCTCACTCATTCCAGTAATTGATTGACCTACTTCATCGTAAGGTGTTCCGCCGGCTTGTACATGTCTTGTCATTGCTCGAGCACCATTTAAATGAATGTATGGATATTTGAATCTTTCACCATCTGCATTTTCAACGTATAATGCTTTGATGTTTCTTGATCTTGAACCTGGAATTTCTTCGTTTACAGGTTTTCTGTGTTTAATTAATAATTTGGCACCTTCAAGATGCTGTGAGCTGGTTTTTGTTGTGCCAATCGGTGCTGATAGGCCTTCTGTTTGAATATTGTCTGACATAGTATTTGTATTTAACCTAAAAGTGTAATTTTTGGGCTTAATTTCCTTTCCAAATTCACGTAAATCAAAGTCTAACAGGTTATTTTTTGCTATACTGCGTAATGAGTCTGTTAATTTTTGCATATCTTCGCTATTTTCTGGACCTTTATGCATTTTAATCTCGTTGTTCTGATCATCAACATTAATCATCATGTTGGGTTGGGCAATAAAAAAGAATCTTGCTGTATTAGGATCTGCTATTTCGTTGCCATCAGAACTATCAAACATCTTAACAGGTAATCCAAAACCTTTTAAGACTTTAAAAACTTTTTCTGCAACTGAGTTGTAATTTACTGCCATAACATTATTTATGCTTATATTATCATTGGCATAGGTGTTACACTGCCATCTTCATCATCATACCCAGAATCTTCGCCAAGACTCTGTTCAAAAACAGGATCATATTTGGCCAAATATGCAATTATACGACAACATAATAATGTTGCTGATACCAAATCATCATTTTCGCCAATTTTAGCACTGTATGTGTTTCCTCTGGCCACAAACAGTTTTAATTCTCTAATCAAATTACGACTGTTAAGAGTCATTTTTTCAGTTTCAATATAGTGTTTGAGTTTTGAACATGCTGTTATTTTTGCTTTGTGTGTAGTGTTGTACCCTTTTCTTTTGTGTACATCTCTACGTTGCTGTCCAGCACGTCTTGGCTCATGTAAAAAGAATCCTGGAAACTTGGCTTCGTCCATTTCTTCAATGGCCACAATTGCTCCTTCACCTAGTGCATTATTTTCAACAGTCCAGTATATTTCGGGACTAGCAGAACCTTGTTCTTTGAGTTGTGAATCTAAATCTTTCAAAATACCCAACAGTGTTCGCACTTGACCTTGTAAAGAAGTTTTGTTGTGTTGCCATTCGGCTACTTGTTTTAGATCTGGTACACTGTAAACTTGTATGGCCGCATAGTCTCCACCTGTTCCTAAACTTGGATCTAGTGCCGCAACATATGTTGTTCCTTTTTTTGGTCTTTCATACCAACGAACCTGACCTGTTTTGTACAACGGATCTTTTCCTACTAACGAAATTAATTTTAATCCATCGATAAGAGTTTCATCAAATGCAATAAACTCACAGTCGTGTTCTCGTCTAAATCTTTCTTCACCAATTCTGGCTCTTTCATCTTTGGCCCACTTTTCATCTCTGTCTGGATGCTCTGACCAATGCACATTAATTGCTTTGAAACCGTTTATGCCTGTGCCGTCTCGTGTTGGTTGACCATATTCATCAACACGTTTGTTTGCACCTCTCCATAAACCAGCAAACACATCGTCATCATTGTTTGGTGTTGATGTAATAATACATTTACCACCAGTTGACAGTGTAGGTGATAGTGAAGTCCAAAACTCTTGTGCTTTGGTTTGTGGTTCAACAAATGCAAACTCATCCATGTATATCATTGATATAGACATACCACGTCCTGTTGTTTCAGTTGTGGTCTGTGCTATAA